GAGTGTGCCCACCCAGGGCTAGGGTTCTGTTAAAGTCAGAACTAGACTGGTCAAAGACCAAAGACAATCTAAGAACCGCTTCCGAGTATCTTAGACAAGATACCTGCTTTACTTGGGATGTCTTCAAAGTCATCCCTGTCTTCATGAGCAGGAGCAGCAAGCTGAGGACCCGCAGGCGCCCAAGCACCAGCATACCAAAACCAAATATTGGTTTCAACCTGAACAGGGCCAATATAGGCTCTAGTCAAAGTAAGAGTTGGAACAACAACAGTGTCAGTGGGATTAAACAAACGAATTTGCAAGGTCCCGACACCATCGCTGCGGAAACACCAACCTATACCAGTGTCAAACTGTTGAATGCTGACGTTGGACGTCGTTGTGTTAATAGCCGTAGATGCAAGAATAGCAGGATAGATGCAAAGTTGGTGCACTATCATACTTTCTGAGGGTTTAAGAGCCCTAGGAAAAATTATTGTACTCGCGGCACCAGAGTTGAGCATATAGTTATACTTTGTAGAAGGCAAACCATAAGGCACCTGCTGCCAAGTAAAAGAGGCAGCAAGAGGCGGAACTCCAGTACCAGAAGAAATACCAGCGATATAGCCGTTGAGCTGTAGGCCCACACTGGGTGTGAGAGCTTTCTTATAGAAAGAGATATCATAAGAAACCCACAACTCTCCGACAATAGTCGAGGCATACGGAACTCCTTGAGTAGCAATTTGAAAATTGCCTAGAGAAGAGAATTGCTGTGACACATTCGTGCCATTGGTGTACAAAACAGGTAGAGGTCTCTCCTTTGGATCACATTCAACACCATGCAAAAGATTCTCTGAGACACGAGCAGCACAAGAAAACTCGGCGTTTTGCATGGTTACCTTATCGGGGTAAACATAATCTGAGGGGTTGTAGTCTGTCGCCATAATAACATTACCAATAGTACCTGCATTAGCGTAAGAGCTAGCAGCCGAGATGAACTCAAAGACAATTCCATGTGGTTCCCATTGATCAAACATGTAAGCAATAGTACTGAGCCATGGAAATGTAACATTGGACTGTGGTGTTATAGGATAACTACTGTTGGCAAAAGCGGATACACCAGCGCTTGTGACAACGTTACCAAGAAACTCCCTTTCTTTAACCCTTATAGAATTCTTGGTCGACTTAAAAGAAGCATTCAGTGCTTGCTGGGAGTTCATGTGACCGCTCATAATAGAATTAGAGCTAATCTCATAGTCCCCCATACCAAAAATGGAAGCAAGAGTAGAACCAGCCTTAGCTCCGAGATCTCCAACGCCAAATCTCTGACCAATCTTCCGCCCCACGTTCGATAAACTGACATCCGGGATCTTACGATCAATTTTGTCGATTTTCTGCGAGAGCATGGAAAGATCATCGCCAGAAACAAGCTCTTTGGCCGATTCCTTTCTAATGGTTCCGATTCCATTCTTCTTCGTCTTCTTGGATTTCACAACCTTACGAGTAGACATAACAAAACAAAATGATACAAAAATATAAAGACGAGTGCGAAACCTATCTTTATTAATAATATATTCAAGGGCACAGGGCTTCCCTGTGTAATAAAGTTACTAGCAAACTAACAATTTAGAGTACAAAGGGCCCACTCCGCCTAAGGGTTCTTCTGTGGGCCCGGCCTGTACGTTCCAGCTAACCTGGAGGCCGGGCTAAAAGCCTAGCCTTACGTACAGACCTAATACTGTCGACTGCTCGCCTGAAAGCATAGAATGCAGGGTGCATAACAACATTGTGTAAACAATCGAAATAATCTTGATCGTTTGTCGACGTGCAAGCATTAACGAAGAGTTTAGACAACCCTTCCGGCATTCTAATCATACTGCCTTGTTGATCCATCTCGAAGATTTGGGAGCAGAAGTTGACTCGATAGGGAGATTGGATCGTCCTATCGGTCACAACAAACCCGAGCTCACTGTAAAGCCCCACATTACCTTCAAATGCGACACAATCATCACCATTAGTTTCACAAATAGGAAACCGAAATAGTTCTCGTGCGTCGTCTCCTGGGAGAACAGCAGCAAGCATAGCCAGAGCTGCACGTTCATCAGAGTTCTTAATATGAGTCAAAAACTCCCCAGATTGCCGGTGGTAAAATGGAGTTACAGAGATGGTGCCATCACTAAACATCATCGGCACATGTTTAGTAGCAATTCGGAAAGCATTGTGCAATTGCATAATGCAAACAAATCGGGGCCCAAGATTAGACTCCCTGAGGAAATCACGTCCAGGCTCACTAGGTAGCCCAAGTGCATGGAGCACAAAAGCCTGATGCCAGGCATCGTGCATCCAACCGCGCACATTATATTCCCAACCCTGAACATCATCAGAGTAAACAATTCTAGCATGAGAGGTGGCGTTCTTAAAGAGAGAGATGTGAAAATCCCTTATCTTATTGAGACCCTCCTCAGTATAAAAATCAATACCAACCTTGTGCTCAGCAACGTGCCAAGTGTCAGTAAGAGACCGTACAAAATCACCAAAAAGCAATCGTGACATGAGATTCATAAGAATACTCACACCATAAATGTTTCTAGCAACTTTATCACGCTTAGTAGGTTCACCCTTAATGAAAACCGTAGCAGGCATGACAACACCATCTGCAAAAAGCTTAAGTGTCCTCTGTGGCTCCGGAAGAGCCATGACAGAGTTAAAGTCATATGATAACCAGAGGTTAACAAGGTCGTTCAGGTCCCTATGCAAGATTCTTGGGTCGATCTCCTGGACTTGATTAGCGATGTAAACATACGGGTAACCTGGCATACCAGTAGGCTTGCAATCACTAAGAATCCTCTCAAAAACTTCAGATTTAACTGAATAGTGATGAACACCAAATTCTGAGACCTCTACATCACATAATTGGTATATGTGGGGTAGGTGGAAATCACCCCTCCTCTTGAAAAGAGTGGAAAGTGCGTACTTGAAGAGCGCATACTGAGGTCCTTTGGGCGTTTTCTCAAAACCAAAAGAATCAAAGCGTGTGTTGGCTGCTCTAGCGAAGTAATAAGCAAGTCGATCTTTCTCTATTGCGGCGCCACGGGGTGGGTGCCAGAGTTTGTCGACTGCTGAGAAGGTTCCTGGGGCTGCTGCTTCGAGCTGGCAGAAAGCTTCTTTGATTTCCTCTTTGCATTCTTCCTCTGCGATTTCGTAGGTGGCTTTGATGCAGGTGGGTTTTCCTGGTTCTGGTGGACCGGAAGGGCGCGCGGTGGCGCGGATTTCACCCGCGTAGCGTTTGAATTCGTAGAAGTGGGAATGGTGGGAGTGGAGCTTGTTTGGCTCGAGTTCTGACAGGAAGGGCACAACACATGCTGCTCCAAGCATGGTTTCTGGGTGCTCTCTGTTTGCCCACTCTGGGAGAGTGACTGGAGTGAGCTCTCCTGCTGTATCAACTCCAGAGGTGAAGAAGTTAGCTTCTCCTTCCCCAAAGTAGGAAGGAGACACTGCAAAACAGGTTGGGTAACCTCGGGCGACAAGTTCTGGCTCCTCATCGAACCATCTGAACCCGTCGTCTCCAATTTCTCCATCCCATTCGTCTTCATCTCCTTGCATTGCTGCAAGGATGACTCCGTAGTTAATGTCGCCGTGTGTGCTGTTGATTGCCGTGGACAGCTCCACGTTAGTACTTTTAAAGGATCCCTACCTTCTAACCTAATACCTCTAGATTCTAGACTCTCACGTAGGGCCTCATAAAGCTTCTTTTCAGAGTCATTCAAATTAGGTCGTAGTACTCGACGACCACCAGCAACAGACTCTCGATAAACGAAAAGATGCTGGTTCTTACGTTTCCATTCCGGCCATTCTTCCTCTTTATAGCCACGTTTGAGGTACTTACGCTTGATGTGAGCATTATGACTGTTGAAATTAGTGGGTTCAGAATCTTCAGAATTCCATTCCCAGTCATCATCCCAGTCAAGGTCACCAGCAAACTGACGTTTCTGGGACTTCTCATCATCGTAGTGCGAAGAGTAATCATTGCGATGTTCTCCTCGCATCCTAGCCTTAGCACTTTCTTCATTCAATCGGGTCCAGTAAGCATACTCTTCAATGTAGGTTTGACTGTGTGAGTCAGAACCACTCTCTGTTTTAAAAGGAGAGTAGACCTTAAGGTCCTGTTTAATCGTAAAAGCGTGCTTATTGGCAAGACTCTTCCAGAGTTCACTCACCATCCAAGGTGTGGAGGTGTGGTAGTTCCATTCTTCTGTACTACCAGTGTGGATTCCAACAAGGTCGCACCGTGCATTGTATACACCCCTTCCAGAATCGCCGCATATGCTATTACTCTTGGTACGGAAGTAAAAAGGATTGTTACTGGGGTCGTCGGGATTTCCCCCTCCGACCCAGTGGGCAATGCAATGCGTAGCATAAAATCCAGTATTATCACTAGTGTACACGGAAACTCTAGACCCAGGGCAAAATAACGACACGCGTGCGGATTTGACACCAAGTACGGTTGCTGAAGTACCAACATCGAGGACAGCAATGTCGCGCTTATAATTGTAAATATTACTATTATAAGGGTTACTAGGGTTGAATCGTACCTGAACGAACCGGTCAGACCCAACGCATCCCACATAAAAGCTACCGCTAGACTCGACAGCAGGTTGCACAACATGGTATGCAGTAACATAAACATTTCCGACCCTCGTGGCACCCCCAACGACCGTGAGTTCAGAACGAGTGGCTCCAGTGGAGTCGTCCCCTCCCATCCGTATAGCAATGTCAACCATCCCAGCAGGAACACTGGCAGGGTACACAGTCTTAGGGTCTGCATGTGCAGCTTCCAATGAAAGGACATCGCTTCGCGGTCGAGTTGGTACCAAGAGAGAGTCAGGTCGTGTTGCCTTATACGCCACAAAATGGAGCATAAGCCTATGCAGACGGGGACGTAGATACTTAAGTACAAAATTTGCAACGATGAAGCATACCATAATGACGCATAAATCGTTGAACCAATTTGCACCGAAGTGTTCAGTAAGAAAGCTGTCTGTAGGACAATAGTAGGGGCGAATCCAATGATTCCATACTTTGCGAACAAGCCGAATTCCCATGGTAAAAATCTCAGGGAGAAGATGTACAAAATCCCAGCAAAGAGAAAGAAAGGACCAGGTGGCCCATGCAAAGAAAGCGCAAGTGGGTAGTACCACGTACGTAGCCAAGCGCTCGAATATAACGGTAATGGACACGTTAAAAACCATTCGAGAATAGGCAAAGCAAAGAAGTGTAAAATTTGGGAGAAAATTTTATCCAAAATTAAGAAACACTTATCAAATTTCTAATGATCGAAAAATAATAATGTAAAACACTGTATGCGCTTTGAGGGGAAAGAAAATAAAATACGTGTACTTTAT